CAGCCCCGAATGGGAACTTGCTAATAGTTGATGGTCTCAACTTAGCATTTCGCTGGAAACACCAAAGAAAAGAATTTTATAAACAAGAATATGTGCAGACAGTAGTAAGTCTAGCCAAATCCTACAACTGTGGAGACATAGTTGTATTAGGAGATGGAGGTAGTGACTACCGTAAAGCCATAGATCCTGAATATAAAGCAAACCGCAAAGAGCGGTACAAAGACCAAACAGAAGAAGAACGGCTGGAATTTGAACAGTTTATGGCAGAATTTCAGAAAACAATGGAAGCCCTAGCGGTTAAAGGTTTTTTAACAATTAGGTATGACGGAGTAGAAGCAGACGATATCGCAGCAGTAATATGCCTCGCAAGAGAAGAGATAGGCTTAGATAACATCTGGCTAGTAAGCTCTGATAAAGACTGGGATCTTCTAGTTAATGAGAACATATCACGGTTTTCAACCGTAACTAGAAAAGAAACAACAATGGGAAATTGGGACGAACATTATGATTTTGATCCAGAGTATTACTTGACTTTCAAGTGCTTAACTGGAGATAAGGGAGATAATGTCCCGGGCGTTAACGGAATTGGTCCAAAACGTGCATCAGGTATAATCGAAGATTATGGAGATGTTTTTGATATTATGACAACTCTACCAATAGAGAGTAAGTATAAATTCATGCAAAACTTAAACGAGTTTGGAATGGAAAAACTTGCTACTAATGTAGAACTAATGGATCTAACATACAGCCCTGATGAACAAGTACTAGGACGACGTAACGAAATAATAGGATTAGTGGAGAATCATGTCAGTAAAAATTGATTATAGTAAGGATAGCTTACTTGACGAGTTTGCAGTAGCAACTCTCAGGGATAGATATATGGTACAGGGAGAGGTATCTCCGCAGGAGGCATTTGCACGGGCGGCTTTAGCATTTGCTGATGATGATGCGCATGCACAAAGATTATATGATTATGTTAGTAATCTATGGTTTATGTTTGCAACCCCCATTTTATCTAATGGAGGCACTGTCCGAGGATTGCCCATTAGTTGTTTTTTAAATTATATAGATGATAGCCGTGAGGGTATTACCGATCATTATGTAGAGAACGCTTATCTTTCTTCTTTTGGAGGAGGTATAGGTGGGGGTTGGAGTGATGTGCGTTCACAGGGTACGCCTACATCAAAAGGCTCAGAATCTACTGGAGTAATACCTTTCATAAAGGTAGTAGATGCAGAGATGTTAGCTTTTAGTCAAGGAGTAACTAGACGAGGAAGTTATGCTGCGTATCTACGAATGGATCACCCTGAAATAGAGGAATTTTTAGATGTTCGAAAGCCCACTGGTGGTGATGTTAATAGGAAGTCTACTAATTTACATCATGGTGTTGTGGTTTCAGATGGTTTTATGGAGTGTATATACAATTCCACAAAGTATCCTTCTTATGACGATAGCTGGGATCTTCGCGACCCTCACACAGGACGAGTAAAACGCACAGTTAGTGCTAAAACTCTATGGGTCAAATTATTACAAAATCGTATGGAAACAGGCGAGCCGTATATAATGTTTGAAGACGCCGTTGATGCAGAATTACCAGAATTTCAAAAGAATAAAGGTTTAAAGGTAAACCACAGTAACCTTTGTTCTGAAATAACACTTGCCACAGACGAAGAAAGAACTGCGGTGTGTTGTCTCTCTAGCGTAAACTTAGAGTATTACGACGAGTGGAGTCAGCATCCCGCGTTCATTCCAGATTTAATTAGAATGTTAGATAATGTTCTAACAGACTTTATAGAAAAAGCACCAGAACCCCTACGTAAAGCAAAATTTTCTGCTATGCGAGAAAGGAGTTTAGGTCTTGGTGCAATGGGATTTCATGCGTACTTACAAAAGAATAATTTACCTTTTGAAAGTGCACAAGCGACAGGTACTAATCTAAAAATGTTTTCTTATATTAAAGAACAAGCAGTAAAAACTACTAGAAAACTAGCAGTAGAAAAGGGCGCATGTCCTGATGATGATACATGCACAGTAAGAAATGCACATCTTCTAGCAATAGCTCCTAATGCAAGTTCTAGTATTATATGTGGAAATACAAGTCCTAGTATAGAACCTTTCCGTGCTAATGCTTATAATCAAAAAACAAAGTCTGGAAGTAATCTTATGAAAAATAAATTTTTAGAAGATTGTTTAGACAAAGCATATGATAAGAATACAGAAGAAGTATGGAAAAGTATAGTAACAAATAAAGGAAGTGTACAACACTTAGATTTTCTTTCAGAATGGGAAAAGAGTGTATTTAAAACAGCAGTTGAAATAAATCAATCATGGATTATAGATCATGCAGCTCATAGACAAGAGTATATTTGTCAATCGCAAAGTTTAAACTTATTCTTTCCACCTGATGTAAATAAAGGAGACCTACATAATGTACATATGCTTGCTTGGGCTAAGAACTTAAAAACTCTTTATTATTTAAGGAGCGAAGCCATATCTAGAGCAGATGTAGTATCTGATCTAGTAAAAAGAGAAATTTTATTTGAGCAATCAGATTGTTTAGCGTGTGAGGGTTAATATGAGTTTATTAACAGAAAGAAATTATTACAAACCCTTTAACTATGACTGGGCATTCCAAGCATATAAAACACAACAACAAATGCATTGGATGCCAGATGAAGTAAATCTACAAGATGACGTTAGAGATTATAGAGAAAAACTTCCAATAGAAAGTAGACGACTTATAGATAATATATTTAGATTCTTTACTCAAGCTGATGTAGATGTAGCTAGTGGATATGCTACGCATTTTTTGCCTACATTCAAGCAACCAGAAGTAAGAATGATGTTATCCGCTTTTGCAGGAATGGAAGCTGTTCATATGGAAGCCTACGCTTTATTACTTGATACTCTTGGCAAAGAAGAAGAAATTTACCAAGAATTTATGAAGATTCAAGAAATGGCTGACAAACATGAGTATCTAACTGACTTTAATATGGAGAGTCCTCATGAGATAGCAAAAACACTTGCTGTCTATAGTGGTTTTACAGAGGGAGTACAGTTGTTTAGTAGTTTTGCAATACTATTAAATTTCCCTAGACATAACCTTATGAAAGGTATGGGACAAATTGTAACTTGGAGTGTACGTGATGAGTCGCTTCATGTAGAGAGTATGTCAAGATTATTCAGAACTTTTATTCAAGAGAACCCTGAGATATGGAATGACAAACTCAAGTATGAAATCTATTGTGCCGCAGAAAGAGTAGTAGAGTTAGAAAATAACTTTATTGATACTTGCTTTGAAAAAGCTGAGATACCTGACTTAACTAAAGAAGATGTTAAAGAGTATATCAGATTTATAGCAGGTCGTAGACTACTTGGACTTGGTATGAAGAATATCTTTCATACAAAAATTAATCCATTACCGTGGATTGATTATCAATTAAACGCAGTTGAGCATACCAACTTTTTCGAAAACCGTGCTACCGAGTATGCTAAGGCTAGTACACAAGGAAATTGGCAGGATATATTTAAATGACAACTATTACAATAGATGGAGTAGAACACGACATTGATAGACTTAACGAAGATCAAAAGAATGTTATAGGACATGTTCAAATTGCTGACCAAGAGATTAATAGAATGCATCAACTAATTGCAGTTTTAACTACAGGAAGGCAAGCATATATTAATGAACTAGGACAAGCATTGAATCAAGATGATAACGAGGATTTTGTAGACGATCACGGAGAGTGATTAATGAAGATCTTTATAGGATATGAGGAAACTCACCCTGAGATGTATGAGGTTTGTAAAGCCTCCATTGAAAGATTTAATTCTACTCATGACATAAGACCATTAAGAAAAACCGAGTTACAGAATTCAGGAATCTATACGCGACCCTTTGAGGGAGAATCAACAGATTTTGCCTTCACTAGATTCTTAGTGCCGTATCTTTGTAACTATACAGGATATGCACTTTTCTGTGACGGAGACTTCTTATGGCGAAGTGATCCACAGGAAATCACACACTTTAAACAAAATAAACATGATGTTCACGTTGTGAAACACCCTAATCTGATCACAGACCAAAGAGTTAAAATGGACGGACGAGTTAATAGACCATACGATAAAAAGTATTGGTCATCTTTAATGTACATGAATTGTTCAGAACTAAAAAGATTAGACCCCGACTCGGTATCTCAAGCCCCAGCGGGTGATTTGCATGGTTTTCTCTGGACAAGTAAAGAAGTGGGAAGTTTGCCCGCAACTTTCAATATGTTGATCAATTATTATCTATTGCCCGATCCCAAAGCAGTTCATTTTACGGACGGAGGTCCGTGGCTTGAAGGATATAAAGATGTTCCTTACGCAGAGGAGTGGAGAGCAGTTCTCGCCCAAGTAGCAAATTGATGATTGACCAAATAGCCATGTTTACTGTGGACTTATCAGTAGTTATAATACTACTAATAACTAGTCTATTCCTAAAAGAAGAACGAATAATGTTAATAATATTTGGACTTCTATATCTATTCTTTAGCCTTTCTTGGCATTTCTATGAAGATTTCGTTCTACTCTTTTCCACCCCACTCCTTATATCATGAAAGAGTTTGCTAATAAAAACTTAATTCTTGTCGGCAACTCGGTCGAAATTTTATATCATGAATACGGCGAATTTATAGATTCACATGATGTAGTTATAAGAATGGGAAAAGGTTTACCTAATCCCCACGCTTTAGAGGATCCTACTAAAGCTATAGGAAATAGGACTGACGTATGGGTTACTGGGTTTCTAAGATCAAATATGTTCCGAACACGGCAAGTTAAAAAGATTCCTATAAGATTACTTAATAGAACCCGCATGCATATGACTACTGATAGAGAGTTGGAATTTGATGTAGAACATACTGTAATGTTTACTGATGAAGAAATCCTTGAGATTTACAAGGAGTTTGGATATAAAGACGATAGTAAAGAAGGAAGGCCTTCTAATGGATTTATTACTTTACTATGGTTAATAAAGAAAGCATGGGTTTGGAAGAGTTTAACTTTGATTGGATTTGATTTCTTTGCAAAATACTATCCGATTAATGTAGGTGAAGCAAAACCTCAAAGTTGGCATTTACCTCAAAATAAATCAACGAAAACCCCGCATAAAGGAATTGTTGAAAGAGAGTATGCTTTAGATTTGAAACGGAATGGAGTGATAAAATGGATTATCCTTTCTGATTTGAAGGAAGAAGTCTTAGAGTTTTAGGCGTTCTGCCAATGATATTTAGTTGTGGGAAGGGTGTTGAGATTTTCGCGAACTTCATTGATATCCTGACCTAGAATATTAAACCAATCTGCAAATATATAATTGTCTGACATTTTACCCATCTGACGAGCTTCTTTATAAAGTGGGAGACAGGAAAACCATTCTCTTATTCCATTAAGAAATATTCTAATCTTTCCGATACGACTGAGAACTCTCCAACCATTACCCTCAAAATGTTTAACCCTTTCAATTCTTAATAATTCCCCTAAAGGATCGGGTGGATAACCCGTAAGAACATGAGTAAAATCATGAACATCTACCATAAACCTACCATATGCTTTACCAAGCTCATCTCTTTCTTGGAACTTCACATTTTCTTCTATTTTAAGATGTTCCCTTAATTTTTCAAAGTAATATTTCTCCATGAAATCAAAGTATTCTCTAGCAAGAGTATTTTCGGTATCTTTATATTTATAAAGATTATCCATAATACTTTCTCCTGCTTGGTATCTTTGACCTGTAGAAGTTTTTGCCCAAAGAGCTACTGTGTTGTCGATTGAATGACCGTTGAAATAACTAATAAACTCGGCTATAAAACCAGTATCATAATTACCGGGCTTCATTTGAATTTTAACTAGTTTTAGTATAAAACTAATACTTTGGAACATTACACTTTACCCACTAAGTATCCCGCTTCTGTTATCGACTTTATAAAACTCTTTTGTCGCTCTGCTTTATCTAAAAGCTGTTCACATATCGCTCCGGGTCGAATATTATAAGGAATATTATCAATGTATTTAGTCCACATATCCCAAGGCATAGCAATATAAGACATAGTAGGAACGTTCCAATAAGGACTTACCCATTTTTGCCATTCACAACCTAAACTATAAGATTTTCTTAATCTAATATTAGCATTAATACAGTCTTTTGCTCCTAGTGCTTCTAAGTCTATTAACTTATCTATCTTTCCGTTAAAGTAAGTTGGGGCAAAACCTATTCCTACTTGTGAAAAGTTTTGCATCATAGTTCTATTATTAGCAGATAAAACAAAAGCATCTGTTTCATTATGCCATCTCGCCTGCTGTGGTCTTATTAATCTTCTATTGGGATTCAGTAGAGCTTTATCTTCAGATGGTATAGTATGTCTAGTAGCTTTACCATTAGGAAGCCAATTTCTAGAATCTAACTTTTCTACCTCTTTCCAATTAAGAAGCATTATACTTTTATCATGATCCTTATCTTTAATACCTAGACGTAGTATACTATAGTAGTTTTTAAATTGAGGGTGATTCCAATAATCATTAGCTCTAGGAACATATACTATTTTATCTCCCATTTGAGCAACAGTAGGTAATTGTCCTTCTGCCAAAGTACTTTGAGTAAATATACGAGGTTGATGATCACAAATAATCATTCTTTCTATTGGACCAGAGTTTATAGTTTTATCTTTCCAATATTCTTTCAGTAATAAAATCATTCTAGCTTGAATTTGTGCTGCATTATTATTAGGACCACTACCTATACGAGATGATGCTAAGCTACCTTTAATACTCCAAGGAGCTTGATAAATATGTACTTCTCTAAAGTTATTCATAGCCCATTGATGGACTGGTTGCATAGTTTCCCACACTGTAGGTCTAGTTATTAGGTGCAGGCGGAAGTTCTCCCCTTTGTCAAGTAGAGACGATAGAGTGAAAACAGTTGTTGTTTCCATTGTATGTAGTGCTATATCAATCATTTTGTATTTTGTATTCCCAAAAATTATCTAAGTAACGTTGTAATCTTTCTTCTGGATCAGAGTCAAAATTAAATATAATGCCAGATCGCTTACTAGATAATATCTTTTTTAATGCTACTCCAGAGCCTTGTCTTTGTCCTGAGACTGCTTGGTAAATAGCTTCATAAGTGAGATGATTTTTTTCTCTTGTTTTTACTGGGACTGCAACTGTTGAAACTTTCTTTCCGAAAAGTAATGCTATTAATCCCATCTCACTATTTGGACACATAGCCATTTCTTTACATTTCATTAACAGTTCAAATCCTCCCTCTTTTTTATTTAAAATCGCATCTTTGCCATAATCTAATCGCATCTTTGCCATCCAAAGATGGGCAGTTATTGGGTGAGGTTTAATTACATAACCGTCTTCAATTAACTTTCCTACTTTGTGCCAATTCATAACCCCTTTTTGTAATAAGTTACTTCCTGGTGGAAAGATTACCTTATTATAAAACTCTGCGTTAGGTTCTAGCGAGTACTTATCATCTAAATTATTGATGATCTTTTCTATTCTTTCTTCATCAATCTTTATGTTTGAAGAAGCAATATTATTCATCAATCTATTATTTATTTTTATACTATTTACTCTTACGAATATTCCCCTGCCTAAAAAGTCTGTCCATAACCAAGTTCTTATAGTTTTTAACTCATTAGTATTATACCAGAGATCATATTCAAATGGACTTCCTCTCCATTTTTTACCTTGTGGTATAAGTCGATCTCCAAACTTACCCATTTCTTCTAGTTGAGCTTTAGGTCTCATGCTACTCCCTGACTTCATGTAGTGAGTAGGTAAATCACCTAATTTCTCATTTATAGAAAGTTGCTCTAAAGGTGTGCTATTCTTTAACTTTACCGCCACTTTCTATCTCCTGTGTTAATGTAAACACTTGTTTTTCTAAACCTTTTACCCTTCTCTCGAAGTCTTCTATCGTATCAAAGAGTGCACTCATCATGCTCTCCATTTTTCTATTTACGTAGCCTGGAGTGACCTCGGCTGCTTTTTGCTCTTTACTTTTATGTATAGCCATCTTAATTCCATTTTGAACCGTCCCAATAGGAAGCTCCATATTCTGATGCGCTTGACACTTCAGTATCATATATAGTTCCTGCTGAGCTGGCAGTTATTCTTTCAAATATTTGAGTTCCCGTTGCAGTTGCAAAGGTAGTCAAATGTCCCGTTAAAATTGTAGTATCGGTTGCTTTAGTAGTATCATACGTTGATGTAGTATCTCTACTTGTATTATAAACCGTTCCTGATTCTGCAGTAGTATTAAACGTTGTAGTAGTCGACTGCGTTGTATTAAATGTTGAAGTCGTAGACTTACTTGTTGAAGTAGCTCTACTACTCGCTGTACTTGTAGTTGTATCATACGTAGTTGTAGTACTCTTACTTGTATCAGTTCCGTGACTTGTAGCAGTACTCGTTGTCGTATCAAACGTTGTAGTTGTAGACTTACTTGTTGCAGTAGCTCTACTTGTAAGAGTTCCTAAAGTAGTTGCGTATACTGTAGTTGTAGACTTACTTGTATCCGTAGATCTACTACTTGCTGTACTATGTGCAGTATTATAAGTCGTAGTTGTAGACTTACTCGTTGAAGTAGCTCTACTACTTGCTGTACTGTGTGTAGTATTATATGTTGTAGTCGTGCTTCTAGATGTGCTAGTTGCGCGTGAACTGATTCTTGATGTAGAAAAAGCTGTTTCATAACTAGTACCTCTTGAAGTATTTGTATTCCAAGTCGTAGTATTACTGGTATTAGTAGCCCATGTAGTAGTATTACTTGTATTAGTATTCCAAGCAGTACTATGGCTCGTATTAGTAGCCCATGTAGTTGTTCTACTAGTATTTGTACTCCAAGTTGTAGTATGACTAGTGTTTGTACTCCAAGTTGTAGTTTGACTAGTATTTGTTCCCCATGTAGTCGTCCAAGAAGTGTTAGTAGTATTAGTAGTATTTCTAGCTGTATTAGTACTCCATGTAGTTGTCCAACTCGTGTTCGTGTTATTACTTGAGTTAGTTGTATTCGTAAAGCCTGTACTCCATGACGTATTTGTGTTGTTGGCTCCAGTTGTAGTATTTGTAAAGCCTGTATTATTTGATGTATTTGTATTATTAGCGCCTGAAGTACCCCAACCTGTGTTTGTAGTCCAAGAAGTGTTCGTGTTATTAGTTTGTGATGTACCGTAAGTAGTAGAGTTTGTAAATCCAGTATTCCAAGATGTATTAGTATTCCAAGAGGTAGCTGTGGAACAGGTTTGTGCAGTATCATATGCAGTACTTCTGCTAGTTCCCCAAGTTGTAGCTGTAGAACAGGTTCCTGATGTTGGATTAGTTCCTGATGTACCGTACGCAGTACTCCAAGAGGTAGCTGTAGAGTTTGTAAAAGCTGTACTCCATGAAGTATTAGTGTTTCTAGTTAAAGGCTCACCTTCAGGATCAGAACCATAAAGTGTAAGATTAGTACCAGCAGTTTGTACTGCTGTGTTAGTATTATTAGTACCACTTGTACTCCTAGTAGTATTCCAAGAAGTAGCTGTATTCCAGGAAGTGTTCGTGTTATTACTTCCTGATGTATTATATGCAGTATTTCTACTAGTTGCCCAAGAAGTATTCGTGTTATTACTTCCTGATGTTGGATTAGTACCACTTGTACCCCTACTTGTATTAGTATTTCTAGTAGTATTCCAAGAGGTAGCTGTTGCACAAGTACCAGCAGTAACATTAGTTCCTGTTGTATTCCAAGATGTAGCTGTACTACAAACATATGCAGTAGATCTAGTAGTATTAGTAGCCCAAGATGTAGCTGTTGAACAGGTATCTGCAGTTTGTCTTGCAGTATTAGTAGCCCAAGCTGTTGCTGTACTACAAGTTCCTGAAGTTACCTGTGAAGTATTGTTAGTAAATCCAGTACT